TACTCTGAGGAAGCCATGCGTTCCAGTTGTGCTAAGATTTTACCCATTATTATCAAAGCCTCGCTATTGTACCCGCTGTACCAGCAAGCTGCTGGAAGATAGATGTGCCAGGGATAACCGTACCCGTCATGCCCGTGGAAGTCTGCTGCATTTGCGTGGAGCTACCAAGACCAGCCAAGCCGCCCAGCAAGTTAGCGTAAGTGATAGCCTGAGCACGTTCTGCTTCCTGCTGCTGCTGTGCAAGGCGACGAAGGTCTGCAAGTTCAGCACCCTGACGAGATTCAATGTCTCGGCCAATGGCTTCCTGCAACTGAGCCGGTGTCATCATAGCCTGGATAACTGACTGAGCCATTCCCGGCAACGCACCAGCCGCTGCTACGCGCCGCTGCTCTTCTGCGCCCAGAGCACTGGCCAACTGGCTTTGAATAGTCTCTTCGCGCTTCTGCTGCTGGAGAGCCTGAAGCTCACCCAAGGCAGTAGAGCCTAGCCCAAACTGTCCAGCTTCCATCGCTTGCTGCTGGGCCAACTGTTTGTCACGCTCGGTAAGCTGACGAGCCTGATTGGCAATGTCTCCGGTCTGCGCCTGAAACAGTGCGCTAGTACCCGGAGCCGCAGTTGCCTGCTGGAACATCTGATCGTAGACAGTCTGAAAACCGGGAGTAAAACCAGCGGCAGTCTGACCTACCTGTCCGTACAAGCCCCTAGCTGCAGCGGTCTGAGCAGACGTACCCGGAACCAGCGGTCCTTGGTACAACTGTGGAGCAACGTTGAACCCTGCCTCCAACTGTGGCAACAGTGTTTGAATGTAAGGAGCAACTTCCTCCCACGGCTCCACTTTTGTTGAACCCTGAGTCTGCGAACTCGACGGTGCTTGAACAACCGTACTCCCGCCTCCAAAAACACTTCCCATTTTATAGCCTCTTATATACAGTAATACTTGTTAGTTCGTAACCCAGAGGGGCCATCACCTTTTCCCAACCTTTTCTCCCGGTCATCTCAAAGAATTTATAACCAAGAGTTTTGTAGTACTTCTCTACCACCGGGACCACGTCTGGAAAGTTAAACTTACCGCCAATGGCTTCTGCGTTAATGCCTGTGGCTTGAGGATAAGTTGCAGCCCCTATAACAAAACAACCTACGATCTCACCCTTTTCAGAATCGATAGTAACCCAGAGATCAGAAACCTTGTCTACCACTCGCTGGATGATATCTACTGCTTTGACAATATCTGTGTTGTTCCTACCCGTGGAGTTTTCTATGTACTCCCAACACTGGCCCACTATTGTCTTAAAGTTTTTACTCTTAGGATTTACTTTCCTATAGCTTAACCCATGAACCGGCAGCGTTGAAAAAGTATATACCTTCTCCGCTTCCGGGGTTCCAACTAGTTCCGTCTGCATATCGTATGTCACCTTGACTTGGCTTTGTAGGGGCTTCGTAGACTACGTCTAAGTGTCCGTCTCGCAATAGCTCTACAACAGCACCAAGTTCGATAAAAGTTTCGTTGAGATAACCTGGAAGCTCTTCTGGATTAGAGGGAGGATTGGCGTGGTTAAACCGGAGGAACTCTCTGCTCATCGATCCGATACCACTTCGGACTCAATTGCATATCCAGAAAGATCAAAGGAAGTATCGGTGTCGTGTTCAAACTTGATAGCGATGTATCGACCGCGAACTCGACAATCAACTTTATTGTCCACGCCAATATTGAACTGAACTGGGTCAGCGTAAGTAACACCAGCGTAGGGTTCTAGTTCAGCCCCTACACTTATTTTAACATATCCTGTACCACTAATTCTAGGATAAATTCTACTTACAGCTTTAACAGAGTCAGTTCTTCCAGCGTGTAGTCCAACTCGTTCCAAAGTTGTTACAAAGGTTGCTCCGTCAAACGTAGTACTGGAGTCAGCCAAGAAGAACCTGCTGTCCCCTGCTGTACTTGCAGGGTAGCACATCAATAGAGAATCAACCGTGGGGTTATAGGTTTGCTGAGTCCAAGCAAGGGTGCTGTTCTGCCAAGTGTCTGTGGCCGCTGCCCAAGTGTTTGTAAGCTCAGGGTCTACCAAGCCTACGCCAATGTAGTTAACACTTGGAAGGTCTCTGGTAGACCAAGTATTGTCTCTATAGTTCCAAACCAGTGCGGTGTTTGGCAAACCGCCAGTGGCACCTGTGCGAGGATAACAAATCCAGACTTCGTTTTGGATACGGTTGTTGACCAGAAACGTTTTGTAATAATAGGTACTGTCGATCTGAGAGAACAAGAATGTTTTGACTTTGTCGTCAATGACACTTGTCAGGCTGTTACCGTTTGTGACCACAACATCGTTGGTGGACATAAACACATGCTTACCATCGCCCAGATCAACAACAGCGTCCCTAGAGAACAAACCGGTGTTCTTGAACTTCTCTCGAAGGTTAAAGGTAAACGTACCGCCAACATAGGTCAAAGAGTGGACACTGTCTTCCTTGTAGACGATAAGCTCGTTGCCCAGAGGCAGAGCGTTAAGGATACGACCCTTGGTGCCGCCTATGGTAGCCTCTCCTGACTCAGAGGCGGTGCTAGCAGTGTTCCAAGTGTCTGCACCGTTGGTAGCTGCCCCAGAAGGGATAGCGTCGCTCCAGCGCACTGTAAACGGCTTTGCGGTGCCACTGTCGGTTAGGTTAAGAGCAACCAAATGGTTCCTAAACGGTACAATGACCTCGCAGCGAAGCGTAGCTGGCCAATCGGGCAAGTCTGTAAACTCTGTGCCGCCCTGCGTAAAACTCTGAGGTACGTCCAGTGTGTTGTTAGCTACCAATACACCGCCAAGCACACCGCCCTGCCAGTTCTTCGCAGTCCCTGCAATGGTGGTGTATGCCCCAGAGGTGCGGGTAACGTCAGAGTGAGTAGAACCGTCAATCTTGTTCAGAGACGTAGCACCGCCGTAAATCCACAGAGGTGTGCTGCCCTGTGTCCAGCTTATGATCCAGTACGGTACATCCAGAGCCGTACCAAAGACGCGAGAGTTGCCTAGAATGGTGCTGGCCTTCTTGTCCACAAACCGAACGTTGCTGGCGGTTGTGAAAAACGTAGGCGGCATGTCGTAGGGCGACAAATCTGTGTTAAGAGAAAAGCCGGTCTGCTGCCCGTTAATGTCAAAAAGCTCTTTAGCCATTTCCGGTTGCCGTGTCTTCTTCCCAGACAGTGCTGCCAAACTCTTGCAGGCAAATATAGAAGCCGCCTTGTTCTGTAAGAAGGTTTCCGTTCTGCTCTTGGATAATATTAAATAAATCCAAAACCCAATTTGTAGCCATTACGCACCTCTACGAACAAGAGAACCTGGATCACCTTGCACAGTCATGGTCATAACTGTCCCGCTGTAACGAGCGGAATCTTCTGCCTTTTTGATGTCTTCCAGAGACTTCTGGTAAAGTCCTGCAAAACGCTGAAGCTGTTCGCTATCGTTAAGATAGGTAGCTCCCTCCAAGCATGAACCGTAGAGGTACAAATCTGGGAAAGATTGAAGAATGTTGTTGGTAGAGTTTGTGTTGGACAGTGGTGTCAACTGTTGATAATAGTTGATACCAATTGTGTACTCACCGTCTGGTGCTGGGTATAGTTGGATGTTCTTGCCCAAGTTTGTATAAGCTTTAGGAGCACCAGAAACAATGTTGCCGTACTCGCGGCTACCTGACTCAGGTGAAAGATAAGCCAAGGCATACACTTGAGAACCAGAGTTGTAGGTAATGTTCCGAAGTTCGATCAAATCACTGGGCAAGTCGTAGAACGCCGTGCCGCTTGTAGTCGTAGTGTTTGCCCTAATCATGTTTGCACGAACGCGCAAGTCGCGGTTCATGCGGTTCTCTGTCAAAGAGATAAAGTCAGGAATAACGTCTGTCAAATCACTTCGGTTAAGATAATTTGCAACGCTAGTTTTCAACTCTGAATAAGTAGCCAAGCCCATTACAAGTTGCTTTCATGTGTCCGAAGCCAACGATACTCAGGGTCATTAAGAAGCTTTTTAATCTTTGGCATGTCATTCTTGTCCATGATGTCGATGCCAAGTTC